TATAACGAACACACATACCAACAGGCTCCCTATCAAGAGTGTGGTAAATCTGAGTATGAGGAACTTAAGTCTCTTATGCCCGACAACCTCAACTGGGATGAACTCTCAGACTACGAGAGCGAAGACAATACGGCAGGTAGCCAGACACTAGCTTGCTCTGGAGATAGCTGTGAGATCGTAGACCTAGTGTAACCAAAGCACCTAAGCAAGTGCCTAAACTGCTTACTAGGAGACGCCCATGTACACCATCATTACCCGTGAACAATGCAACTTCTGTGATGCAGCCAAGGCTTTACTCAAGGGAAGTGGCTACCCCTGCACAGAGTATAACGTACACTCCCAAAGCTCAAGGTGGGTATTAACCCTGATTAAGAGGGCTGGTATGACCACAGTACCACAGATATTCACCCCTAGTGGAAATTATGTGGGTGGCTACACGGAACTAAAGGAACTACTGGAAAAGGAACAACGCTAATGGACGACTTCCCTGAGAAGCCCACTAGATCAAGACGAAAGACTAACTACAAAGGGGCCGACAAAAAGTCTACCTCTGGTCTTGTCGCTAAGACTACCAAGCAAAAGGCTCTGATAGAAGCCCTGCAGGGGAATAAGCAGGTGTTTATCCTTGGCCCTGCTGGTACTGGTAAGACGTATGTTACAGCAACGTATGCCTCTGACTTGTACATCACAAAGCAGATTGACAAGATCGTTATCACACGCCCCCATGTTGCCGTGGGTAAGGAGCTTGGGTTCTTGAAGGGAGACCTAAATGAGAAGACTATGCCTTGGGCTTTGCCTGTCTTGGATGTTCTGGAGAAGCACCTTGGTAAGGGGACAGTGGAAACAGGGATCAAGAATGGCAACATTGAGATGGCACCTCTTGCACTCATGCGTGGGCGTAGCTTCGATAATGCCTTCATAATTGTCGATGAAACACAGAACATCACACTACATGAACTTAAGATGGTTCTGACCCGTGTGGGAGAGGGTACGACAATCGTTCTCAATGGTGACGTTATGCAGAGTGACCTTAAGGAAGCTGACGGGTTATCAAAGGTGATCCACTTAGCAAAGAAGCATATGTTACCTGTACCAGTTATTGAGTTTGGTGTTGAGGATATTGTAAGATCAGGTATCACAGCAATGTGGGTTAAGACGTTCATGGAGGAGGGTATCTAATGACGCTATTCGAGGGTTTGATGCTGTTAAACAGTTTAGTTCTACTATGGGTGACTTATGCTATAGGTAAGCTAAAGATTGACGTAGAGACGTTATACCAAGGTCTAGCTGCTGTTATGGGAGACCTAGACTAGAATCAAAAAAGCCCCTGTATTCCACTTAAGGAGTACAGGGGCTTTTTCTTACTTAAAGCAGTATTATTTCTTTTTGCGTTCCATAAAGCCTTCGGCAGCACCAGCGCCAAAGTAGAAACCGAGTATGACAATCATAGCCCAACCGATCTGGAAGTCCTCAAGAACCCTCTTGACCTTATCAGCGTCATCTAGCTTGTCCATGAGGGTAAACCCCAGTACCATAGAAAAGCACGACAGGTAGGTTAAGGTGAATGAGAAGGCTATCACACGTTGAGCCAGCTTGAAGGGAGCGTATGCGTTCATAATCTCTACCTTAGCTTTGGTCTTAGCGGAAATCTCCTCCTCTGTAGAGGTATGAAAACTGTCGATTAGGTCTATACCAGATTTGATTACTTCCCCCGACCCGAAAATCTTTCCTAGTAATCCAGCCATTATTTTCTCCCGTTAACCATAGCCTCTACTGCACCACGAATAGCTTTAATGTTCTCATCAATCCTAGCCATCGACACAGCCTGAGTATTAACAGCAGACTCAAGCCTTGTGATCCTAGATTGTGTCTCCATGATGTCTTCACGGTTACTTTCGATGTCCGACATCATCATTGATACAGTCCATACTATAGCTGCACCTTGAGTAATGAGACCTAAGATTAACCCTATTGATAAATTATTGTTAATCATATCTTTGCTCATGGGTACGTCTTTCGGTCAAGTTCAAAGTGAAGTGCATCATAGAAGCTCTTCCAGTCACCACCCCATACGATAGGAATGTCGAGTTCTTCTGCTGCTTCTTTCATAGCTTCAGCCATAAGCTCAAAGCGTTCTAGGTCTTCCCAATCGACAGGATAAGGAACCATATCTACAGCATGACCTGTGAGGTGTCGTGAGTTCAAGGTAGTTGACCTACCAGCCTTGAGTAACTCTCGTTGACGGTTGATGTGACGGATACCCTCGATGACTGTAAAGTCAACCTCAGTAATCTCAATGGCTCTCTTAACTACAGCGACCATATCAGGGTTAACACCCGACAAGTTCTGTAGGCTGCGTGTTCCAAGTTTGTATGACATTAGTGTATCCTTATTCTGGTTTAGTAGGCCATGCTGGATTCGCAGGGTCTTCAGTATTATTCGGTAAATCACGAAGCTGTTGGCGGTAGGTGGCCCATGCGGCTTGATCGACGGGTGCATCAGGTACTTGCGTCCAATCAGATGCAGCAAGTAAGCTGTTCCGCATTTGCTTTAGGTTTGCCCACCCTTCTGATATTTGGGCCGCCTGAATCTCAGAGCTTGAAATTGGAACAAGATGTCCGTTCTCTATCGTGTACTCACTTTTATTGAACAGACCCTCAATCCAAAGCTCGTTGGGCATCAAATTTTCGTTTACCATAGACCCATCAAGGAATGCGTTTCTAGTAATAGTCCCACTGGATTTGTCGTAAAATGTAACATCCATCATCGCTTTAACTCCACGAAGAATATACTGGCCTGTAGCACCCTCACATAGTTAGCTGAACCGCCTGTTGGTTGAATGTGAACAGAATATGTAGTGCTTCCAGAGGAGGTATAGGTTGTGTCTAGGGCAAAGGATGGGCTGTTCAAACCGCCACAAAAAAGTCCGACTATACCTGATATATTTACCCCGTTTCTCTTTAGTCTCAAGTTGAACTGCCCGTACTGTGATGAGCTTGTGGAAGATCCATCAGTATGAACAACAACAGCCTCCGCAAAAATCCAAGCGGGCGCACCACTCTGGCTTACCGTTATGCTTGCAATTTGTGACTCTGAACTTGGGATCGCATAATCCTGCCCGCTGACCCCAGTTGCGAACTGCGGGAACGTGACCATGTTATTGCCGATCTTGGCAGTAGAAATAGCCGCATCCTGAATTTTAGCACGCTCAATGACAGCATCATTAATCTGAGCTGAGTTGGTGATAATACCAGAGGTCGCCAGCAAACCACCTGTGATGGTGTTGGCGACAATCTTGTCACCTGTGATCGTTTGACCATCAATTTTATTGCCGGTGATCTCATTTGCACCAATTTTATCACCAGTAATAGCGTTAGCAGCGATCTTGTCACCAAGGATAGCACCAGCGGTAATCTTTGCAGAGGTGATAGCATTGGCGGCAATCTCGTCTGATGTGATAGCTCCCGCTGCAATGTTACTTGCCGCAATCGTATCCGCCGCAATTTCACTTGAAGTGATAGCCCCCGCTTCAATGTTACCAGCGGTGATTGTATTAGCTGCAATTTGAGTAGCTGTTACAGAATTTGTAGCCAACTCAGTTGAAGTGATAGCACCTGCTTCAATGTTACCAGCGGTGATTGTATTAGCCAGAATTTCATCTGTGGTAATAGTACCAGCAGCAATTTCGGCGGCTGTAACGGTGTTAGCTGCAATTTGAGTAGCTGTCACCGAGTTTGCAGCTAACTCAGTTGAAGTGATAGCCCCCGCTTCAATTTCGCCAGCGGTAATCGTATTGGCTGCAATTTCATTCGAGGTAATACTGCCTGCGGCAATTTCAGAAGCTGTAACGGTGTTAGCTGCAATTTGAGTAGCTGTTACAGAGTTCGCAGCTAACTCAGTTGAAGTAATAGCACCTGCTTCAATCTTTTCTGTAGTAATTGCACCTGCTATAATCTTTGCAGAAGTTACAGCCCCAGCATCAATCTTATCAGTTGTGATAGCATCTGCGGCAATCTCGTTAGCTGTAACTGCACCTGCTGCCAACTTACCTGTTGTAATAGCCTCTGATGAAATTTCAGAAGCAGTGATAGCCCCCGCTTCAATTTCTCCAGCGGTAATCGTATTGGCTGCAATTTCGCTAGCCGTAATTGAACCCGCTGCTATTTCAGCTGCAGTGATTGCACCGGCTGCAATCTTAGATGTTGTGATAGCGTCTGCAGCAATCTTAGTTTCAGTGATAGCGCTTGCGTTAATTAAGTCTGATGTGATTGCATTATTTGCGATTTTTGATGTCGTAACTGCATCACTTCCGATTTTTGCTGCTGTAATAGCAGAGCTTTGAATCTTGCTAGAAGTAACAGCATCAACACCTAACTCTGTCGATGTAATTGCGCCTATGGCAATATTAGCGGTATCTACAGCATTGGCACCAATCTTTGTGTTAGTTATAGCTCCCGCTGCAATTATGTCAGCAGTAACAGCATCGTTAGCTAGTTTAGCTGTAGTTACAGCATTAGCGCCAATCTTTGTGTTGGTTATAGCTCCTGCAGCAACTACAGCAGCAGTAACAGCATCGTTAGCTAGTTTAGCTGTAGTTACAGCATCAGTACCAATCTTTGTGTTGGTTATAGCTCCAGCAGCAATAACGTCACCTTGAACTGCACTCACGGCTATCTTAGCGTTAGTAACGGCGTCATCAGCCAGCTTGAGTGTGTCAATAAGACCATCTGGTATTTGAGCGCCAGCAATAGCTCCCGTTAAGTCACTGAAGTCTTCAGCACCCCCAACGACTTGCTCCCAGACGGAACCTGTCCACTGATATAACTTTCCGTCAGTACGGTTGAATACCTTTTCCCCAGTAAAATCACCGGATACAGGCAAGCTGGTCACATCCTCAATGGCATAGAGACCTTGCTCAGTGAACAAGCTATATACCCCGTTAGCAAAGTCATCGTCATCAATAAAGGTGGTTGTCGCTGATACACCAGTAGTAAATGCAGAAGCGTTGCCACTGTAATCCACTGCCTTCAAGAAGTAGTATCTGGTTTCCTGTATGCCCAAGTCTGAGCGAACGAACTCGCTACCACCTGATATTCCAACCTTTGTTGCGCCAGATGATGAATTAGAAGTATTTTCCCAAATCTCAACAAAGTTCAGATCGGCATCCGCTGGGTTAGTCCAGTTAATCGTAATGTACCTGAAGCCACCAGTAGCAGTAATGCTAGTAGGTAGACCCGGTGCAGTTTCATCACCCCCACCAGTGAACTGAACAGTCGCAAAAGCACCCTTAACACCGTTGACGCTTACGGCACGAACCCTAAATATATACTCTATATTATCAACTAGTGGTGATATTTCAATAGTGTTATTGGGAGTAGTTGTGCTGGAGTAGCTACTGTCAGACAGAGCTTTCCATTCAATGTCATAGTATGATACAAAAGAGCTTGTAGCAGCAATCCACGACAGAATAGCAGAGTTAATGAACGTACCGTCACCTTGGATACGACCACCACCCGATGCAACTAAGTCTGTTACAGCTAGACCACCGAAGGCATCAGGAAGGTTGGTATTGTCACGTTCATACGCCGCACCATCGTCTACTTCGTCATAGACAGATTCGGCAGTTTCCCTTAGCGTAAGATTTACCTGTAGATCAAGCCCATCTGTAAGACCAAAGCTCCACGACAACACTTGAAACTCTTTGTTTACCCAACCAAACCTATCGTTAGTAACACGGATATTGTCACCAACTTGTACTTGCAAAGCACTAAGGCTAAAAGCGGCTGTAACTGTAAGTTGCTGTCGGTTACTATCCAAGGCAATTCTTGCGATACGACGAGCCTCAATAGAGTTATCTGTAAACGGGAGGTCTACGTCAGCGATAGATTTTTGATTGTTATCTGCAACTACAGAAGCTGGGCTAGTAACTTCAGGGTAGTCAGTTGTTTGCCAGTTGCTCTCAGCACCACGGAATGTACCACGAACAGAATTAAAGTTATCTCTACGGGAGTGTCGTGTAGAAACATTAATCCCAGAACGTAGGTTATCCTCATTGAGGTCTAACACAGGTGCAGTCCAGTAGGCTGGCTTCATACGCCACTTACCCTGAGCATACCACAGAGTACCCCCCATAGAAGACAGGAGGTTGTCAATAACGTCATAGGGAGTTACGTTAGTGGTGAAGGCACCATTACAGGTGTAACGTGTAGTACCAGCGATAGTGTTGGTCTGGTTGCAGACACTAACAGCAGAATTAACTAGGGTGTCATCAATGTTAGCATCAACTTCACCAAGTCCATATCCTGTTGAAGAAAGGTAATCACGAAGGCATAACGCAGGGTTATCAGACCAAGCAATAGTTCCAGAGTTAGGATCTCGAACCTTCTTGCCTTTTACCTCTGCTGTAAATGTAGGGATACCATCAGGATATACATCAGCATCAAACTCCATACGGATATACATATAGGCAATCTCACGAAGCCTATGCTCAGAAGTCCAAAGACCGTCAGATTCAACGACAAGATCACTATCGGCAGCTTGGTCAGGTGTACCCAGATGAAGGTTAATACGCAATTTACCGTCATAACGGTCAGACGTAGTTGAACCGTCACTTGAGTAAACAAGTGGTATGTTACCTCTGTCTTCACCCGTGGTTGGGATGTCAGTTACATCAATATACTCATCGTTAATGTAAATACGATCAAAAGAGTTAATCTCATGTCCAGACACAGCTACGATACGGTGTAGGTACTGGTTAGTATCACCAGTGGCCTCATCGTAGACAATAGCCCCACCAACACGAACCTTACCGTATATAATCT